CAATATTTGAAGATTTTTACCAGCTTTGTGAAGTCATGAACGACGATGTCAATGACGTAGCGATTTGGTTCGATAAATTGGTGCGTTTCAGGTTGAGTTATGAATAAGCCGTTAACACTAAAGCAAGAAAAGTTTGTACAACTTGTGGTAGACGGTAATAAGCAAGTAGACGCATACCGTAAAACATATACACAAAATAAAATGGGTAGTAAAGCGATTACTGAAAAAGCATCAGCTATGATGGGAATGGTAAATGTGAGGGCAAGGTTTAATGAGTTAAAAGATGCACTCGCAAACAAAGCACTATGGAGCAGAGAAGAGAGTGTAAAAGCCCTTAAAACTGTTTTAGAATCTCCAGATAAAGCAACTGATATTGTAGCCGCTGTCAAAGAGTTAAATGCAATGCACGGATATAACGCTCCACAGAAAGTAGAAATAGAGCACAGAGGTGCAGTAAATATTTACGTTCCAGAGTTATCCTACGATGAGTAATTGGAAACCGACTCCCAAACAATCCTTATCTCTTCGTACTACAGCAAAAATGGTACTGTTCGGTGGAGGCAGAGGATCGGGGAAAACAGATGCAGGATTAATGCGTCCTTTTGTAAATAATAAATATTTAAATAAAAACTACAGAGCATTAGTAATTAGAAAAAATAGCGATGATTTGAGTGACTGGGTATCTCGAGCAGATAAAATCTATACTCATTTTGGAGCAAAAAAAACTGGACAATTAGCAGTATTTAAATTCCCAAGCGGTGCAATCATAAAAACTGGGCATCTTGCAGATAAAGATAGTTACACGAGATATCAGGGGCATGAGTATCAGGAAATAATAATAGAAGAGCTTACACACGTTCCTACACAATTATTATTTGAGCAGCTTATGGGGTCGTTGCGATCTACAGTGCAGGGTATATCTCCACAATTTTTTGGAACTGCAAATCCCGGGGGAGCAGGACATGAATGGGTAAAAGAATATTGGCATATTGGAGAGTATGAAGTTGGGAAAAAGTTTGATGATAATGGAACTACAAAAATTTACATTCCTGCAAATATCGATGATAACCCATATTTAATGAATGCAGACCCTGATTATGTAAATTATCTAAATAATCTACCTCCTGACTTAAAAGAAAAATGGCGTAATGGATCATGGGAAGACTTCGATACTCCTGCACAATTCTATGCACTATCGCTTTCTAAAGCTAAATTGCAAGGCAGAATTATGTCTATTCCTATTGTTAGTTCTTTACGCACATTTGCTGCATTCGATCTTGGAATGAGAGACCAAATGGTTGTCTGGGTGGCACAGATATTTGGTAAAGAAGTTAGAATTGTACGATGTTATGCTAACCGTGGAGTGAACATTGAACATTATGCGAACTGGCTTAATGACTTAAAAGATGAATACGATCTACGCTTTGATAAAGTATTCGTACCACACGATGCTAACGTGAGAGAGTTAACAAGTGATGGAACACGATTTGACAAGATGAAGCAACTTGGAATGCACCCCGATTTATTAGCACGTACAGATGTATTAAGTGGAATTGAAACAGCAAGAGATTTATTAGGACACTGCTTTTTTGATGAAGATGGATGTAAAGAAGGACTTAGAGCGTTACGAGCTTATGGTAGGGAGTTTGACAACAAAGCTAATAGATATAAAGATAATCCAATTCACGATTGGTCCAGTGATTATGCAGACTCATTTAGATATTTAGCCCAAGGTTTGTTAAAATCATTAGCTACGCGAACAATAGAATATAAGCATAATATAAATGTTCAATCTTGGATGGGAGCATAATATTGTATAATATTAACAATTTTCAAAGGGGAAACTTATGATAAAAGCAAAACCGATAGTTTCAAAACCAGTAGATATGCAAGAATCTGGCATTAACGGGTTTCTAAAACAAGCAAGAGAACGTTCTAGCTTAGCGTCAGCAGCATGGCAAGATAATTTTAACACTTCCGAAGAAGATGTTCTATTTGCTTATGGAGAACAATGGGATGAAAAGACTAAGATGGAACGTATGCAAGAAGGTAGACCGACACTTACGCTAAATAAACTCGGTCAATACATTTATCGATTAGTCGGTGATCAACGACAAAACGTACAGACAATTAAATTTTCTCCTGTACAAGGTAATGCAAATGCTAAGATGATGAATACAGCAGGTACAAAAGATTTTAGTGTAGCTGAGGTATACGAGTCTATCAGTCGGAATATTGAAAATGTCAGTAATGCTGCATATCATTATAAACTTGCATTTCAGCATTCAGTAGAGGGGGGATTTGGTTGGTTACGTGTTCTTACAAATTATTCAACGTCAGATGCTTTCGAGCTAGATTTAAAAATTGAAGCAATTCGAAATAGATGGTCGGTACTAATAGATCCTAGTGCAAAAGAACCAGATTATTCAGATGCAAACTATTGTTTCATTTCAGAGCGTATGACTAAAGAAGAATTCGATAAACGATATCCTGACAAGAAAATGGGTGAATTACAAAATACAAAAGATGATTCATTCTTAGGATGGGGTGATAAAAGTTCTATAAAAATATCTGAGTATTTTGTAAGACGACCTATTGTTAAAGAGTTAGTGCTGATGAACAATGGTGATACATATTGGATGCAAGATATAAAAGATGTTATTGATGAATTAAAAGAACAAGGTGTCACAATCACGCGTACTAGGAAAGTAAATACCTATAAAGTGGAATGGTATAAGATTACAGCATGGGATATATTGGAAGGACCTATCGAATGGTGTGGGGATACTATACCGGTTGTTCCTGTGCTTGGTAAAGAGATAGATGTTAAAGGTCAAAGATTTTATCGTGGTATTATCAACGAAGCTAAAGATGCACAACGTATGCTAAATTATTGGCAGAGTGCAGCAACAGAACGTGTGGCACTTGCACCTAAGGCTCCGTGGATTGCACCCGCAGATTCTATCGAAAATTATATGCCAATGTGGCAGACTGCAAACGTAAAAAACTGGGCGGTACTTCCATATACTCCAACAGCTAATGGAGAGCGTCCGTTTCGACAAGATCCACCACCTATGCCATCGAGCGAACTTAGTATTGCTGCAAATTCAGAAGAAGGAATTAAATCTTCAATCGGTATTTATGATGCAATGCTTGGAAATAGATCTAATGAAAATAGTGGAATTGCAATTCAACGAAGACAACAACAAGGGGATACAGCAACATTTGTATATACAGATAATCTAAATCTTGCAATCCGTAGAGTTGGTAAAATATTGTGTGAAGCAATCCCAATTGTTTATGATAGTAATAGAGTTATACGTTTATCATTTGCTGATGGAAGTGGAGACTTTGTAGAGATTAACAAGACAATACATGATAATAGAACGGATACCGATGTAGTTATTCACGATCTATCTACCGGTAAATATGATGTTGTGGTAGAAACAGGTCCTCAATATTCTACACAACGTCAAGAGTCTATGGATGCAATGATGGAACTTGCAAAAGTAGTTCCTCAAATAGCACAAGTTGCACCAGACCTATTAGCACTTAATATAGATGCTCCAAATATGGGAGCAATCGCAGACCGATTAAAACATACTGTACCTATAAATCTTCTATCACAAGAGGATCAAGAAGAAATGGCTAAGAATGCTCCACCTCCTGCACCTCCTGCACCAGAGGTTCAACAAGCGCAAATTCAAATGCAAGGAGAGCAAGCGAAAATGCAAGGAGATCAACAATTAATGCAGATAAAATTACAGATTGAGCAAATAAAATTACAACAAACACAATTACAGTCTCAGCTGAAAGTAACTGAAGCACAAGCTAAAACAACAAGTAGTAATAGTAATTATGAAGGACAAGATAGTTCAATGATCCAATCAATGGTGCATGATGCAGTAGCTCAGGTAATGGCTGAGTTAATAGCCCATTCACGATCACAACAAGCTCCACAACAAGAGGCACAAGATCCTGCAACAGAAGAGAACACAGGAATTCCATCGCAAGAAAATGCAGAAGGTATACAATAGTAATTTATATGCTATAATATCAACGTATTATTTAACGACCTATAAAAGGGGAACGCATGAAAGATGGAACAGAAAATTTCACAGTTACAATGAGTGATGATCCGACATTAAATGTTGAGGTAAAACCTGAAGAGGTAGTTATAGAGGATAACCCCCCTGAAGCTATTAATGAAGAAAAGCCGAAGCAAGAAGTAAAGGAATATAAAAACAGAACTCAAAAGCGAATAGAATCTCTAATTAGAGAGAAACATGAGCTTGCAAGAGAAGTTGAATCACTTAAAGCAATTCAAGAGCCTGCAACAAAAGATAAAGAATTAAATCCAGATGATTTTGAGGATTATGAGGATTATTTAGTTGCGATAGCAGAGCCTGAAAAAAAACCTGCAAAACAGGATAAGAAACCACCTTATGATGAAATGGCTATTGTAATCGAGCAGGTGCAAGAAAAGTTTGAAGATGTACGTGAAAAATATCCTGATTTTAATGAAAAAGTAACTAATCCCGACTTAGCTATCACGCCCGATATGCTTAAAGTCATTAACGAGAGCGATGATGCAGGAGAAGTCGCATACTATCTCGCAAATAATCCTGATGAAGCAAAGCGTTTAGCGAGTCTAAGCACTTCACGAGTAGCTATCGAAATTGGCAAAATTGAATATAAGTTATCTCGCCCTGAAAAAGTAGAGATCAAACCACAACTAAAACAAAAAACCACTAATGCTCCTGCTCCAATAACCCCAGTTGGTGGAACAGATGAGTATGTAAAATCAGCGTCAGAGATGAGTTTCTCAGAATTTGAGAAACACCGTAATGATCAAGATCGTGGTCATAAATTTTGGTAATAGAAAGGAAATAATATGCCAGCTTTAAACGGACACAATAATGTACTTCTAACTGATGATGTAATCGCTAAAGAAGCACTACGACTATTAAAGAATAACCTTGTTTTTGCTCCACTTGTTTATCGCAATATGGAAAGCACTTTTGGTAAAGTTGGGGATACTATCTCTATTCGAAAACCGTTTCGTACTAAAACAGCATCAGGTCGTACATTGGTTAAACAACCACTTGTTGATCAGACTATTCCGTTTAAGATTGAATATCAACAACACTTTGGTTTAGAAGTAACTGTCCGAGACCGAACCTTGTCAGTAAATGACTTTTCAGAACGATATTTGAAATCAGGTATGACACAACTTGCAAACGTAGTTGATCGTTCAATCGCACTACAATTTAAGAAAGCGTTTTTCTCTTCAAATCCAGTAGGTACAGCCATCAACACTGATTCATTCCTTTATGGTGCAGCGTATCAATCAATGGTTGCAGTTCCAGACGATGGTATGCGTCGAGCAGTTGTTGATATGCTTACGGGTGCTGCAATCAGTTCCGATATCAAGAACAAGTTTAATGAGCTGATGGTAAAAGATGCCATTCAAAAAGGGTATATGGGTCCAATTGCAGGGTATGATATGTTTCAATCACAGAATGTATTTACTCATACAGTAGGTGCATATGGCGGAACACCACTTAGTAACTCAGCTATCGTGCAAACTGGATCGTCTATTGTAACTGATGGATGGACTGCATCAGTAGTTGGTCTTCTTAAAGCAGGAGATGTTATTACTTTTGCTGGTGTAAATGAAATCAATCCTCAGTCTTATCAGAGCACAGGACGATTACAACAATTCCTTGTTACAGCTGACGTAACATCAGATGTATCAGGTAATGCTACAATCTTGATTAGTCCTTCAATCAACAATGGTACTTTGACAACACTAGATGCCGAAGGAAATGCAATTTCTACAGCAGGTTATCAAAATGTAACGGCAGGTATTTCAGATAATTCAGCAATTACTGTGATGGGTACTGCTAATGCTACATATCGTCAAGGAATTCTATTCCATCGTGATGCAGTAGGATTGGCTGTCATTGATTTGGAACTTCCTCAGTCAGCAGTTGTTAAATCTCGAGCACGAGATGAAGATAGTGGACTTAGCCTTACGCTTACAGGGGCTTATGATGTTTCAGCACAAACTGAAGTTACACGTATTGACGTTGTTTGGGGTACAAATATGATTTACCCTGAACTTGCCCACCGTTTATGGGGACCTACTGCATAAGTAGCCTCATAGTATTCCCTCATTTGGGGGTATTATTAAGTCTATTTAATTGGAGAAACTTTGAGTAAGATTATAAAATTAGATATAGAACCATTTAAAGAAACAATTGAGTGGGATGATTACATAGGTCATAATGTAATACGTGCGGCAAAATGGAGAATAGAAGGAATAGAAGGATTTTTAGATATTGATAAAATGAAGTTTCATGAGAAAGAAGCTTTTGATAGAAACTATAAAAAAGTGTATTATAATATGACATTTGGTATGGCAATAGACTTTTGCTTAGACGGATATTATGTGGCAAGAACTGCATGGGATTTATCAGGTGAATTTTTATGTATAATTAACCCCACAGATTTTTCATCCATTGCAGGAGATAAGTTAGGGCATGGCTCCTATATTGCTATAAAAAATAAAACTAATAAACTATTTCCATATTCGCCTGCACAAAGTGATATGGTAGCGTCAGACTGGAAAATATTAAAAGAGAGGGAATAAAATGAATAAAGTATGGTTATATCGTAAGAGAGATGGAGAAGGTAAACTATTTAATAGTAAAGAGTTAGCAATAGAAGCAGAAGAAAGTGGTGAGTATTGTGATACTCCTGCAAGTTGTATGTGTGATCATTCATCAACAGGTGACGGCATTGGATATGTTGTATCTGAGGACCTTATTGGTAAAAACTCAAATGAAATATCAGCATCATTTACAAAAGATGAACTGAAATTAGTTGCTAAAGAGTTGGGGATAAAAGTTGATAATAGACAAAGTAACGAAACAATCGCCCAAAATATTATTGATACTATCAATATTTTGCCTACACCACAAGAAGATAATAAAGAATAAGCTATTAAATAAAGGAGATTACCATGTTAATTAAGAAGACAATTGATGGAGCATTGCGACTCATTGGAGTTCTTGCAGCAGGTGAGGAAGCATCATCAGATGAACACGAAGATGGCTTAGAGCGTCTTAATGGTTTGATTGATAGTTTTAACACACAAAGCTTATTAGTATCTTATATCTCTCATAATATCTATTCTGCGCCTACATTAGGGTGGAAATCAAATATTACTTTTGGAATTGGAACTTCATTTGACTTTAATGTAGTTGCTCCTATACAAATCACCTCAGCTTTTTTCAGATATAACAGCGGTATTGATCGAATTTTAAAACTAAATTCTTTAGATCAATGGGCAGGTATATCAAATAAATATATTATTACTACTCCAAGTAATTATTTTGTACAATATGGACCCGATAAAAGTATGGAGATACAATTTGATTCAATACCATTAAATACAGATGTACTTCATATTATGTGTCGTATGCCATTTGTAGCTGCATCAGGAATGTATTTACCTACTGATGATATTAACTGGGATTATGGCTTCGAACGTATGCTTAGATATAATCTTGCAGTTGAATTATCATCAGAGTACGGACAGCAAATATCTCCAATAGTTGCATCAATTGCGCAAAAATCACTACGCGATATTAAACAATCAAATTATCAACCTATTGCACTAAAAGTAGATAGTGGGCTAACGAATAGGACAGCAAACATTAATCTTACTGCAGCATTATCATCAGGATGGAACTGGTAATGCCTAAAGTTCCTTTTGCAATTAGTACATCTATAGCTCGAAATAAGAAAGCAAACAGCGAAACTCTCATTAATATGTATGCGGATATTATGCCTCCAAGTTCTAAAAGTTCAGTAGTATTGCTTGGAACCCCTGGGTGGACATATCGCGTAACTCTTCCAACCTCCCCTATTATTGGAACGCATTATTTTAATGGTTATCTATATGCAGTCACAACAACAAAAGTATATAAAATTGCAGATAACGATACAATAACTGAAATTGGTTCAGTATCTTTTGAATCCAAAACGTATGTTTCTATAGCAAACAATGGTATACAAATAGTGATTGTATCAGGGGCAGGATATTATTATGATGGAACAACTTTTTCTCAGATAACTGATCCTGCATATTATCATTCTGATACGGTAACTTTTCAAGATGGTTATTTTATATTCAACAGATCAGGAACAAATCAATTCTTTATTAGTAGACTTTATGCGATTACATTTGATGCAACTATGTATGCTAGTGCAGAAGGAAGTCCAGATAATATTATAGGTATAGTATCAGATCATAGGCAACTTTGGATATTTGGATCAGAGAGTATTGAGATATGGTATAATTCAGGAGATGCACTATTTCCTTTTGATCGCATACAAGGATCATTTACTAAAAGAGGATGTGCAGGATATAAAACAATAGCAACCATAAATAATGCTATTTATTGGGTCGGAGATGATGGTATAGTTTATGTTTCAAATGGTTATATGCCACAACCTATAAGTACCTCAGCGATTCAATATAGATTAGCAACAAGAGGAAATATAGATATAAGAGCATTTTCCTATGCAGAAGAAGGTCATTTTTTCTATGTTCTTACCATTGATGGAACAGTTACATTTGCATTTGATACTATTACTCAGTTATGGCATACAAGAGAAAGCGTTTCAACAGTATGGGGGCTTAGAAATATTATTAAAACTGACTCTGGTATGCTTGTAGGTACAGATATCTTAAATGGTAATATATATTATGTAGGTCTTGATATCCCTACCGAAAATGGACAAACTATTTTACGTCAAGCGATAACATCCCCTCTTTCTAATGGAGTAGATTATTTCACACTACATAAGTTTGAGCTTGATATGGAAACTGGAAAATCTGCTTCAAATATTAATGACACTGTTACACTCTCTTTTTCAAGTGATGGTGGTATATCTTTTGGTAATGAGAAGACGATATCACTTGGATTACAAGGAGAACGAAATAAGCGTATTTTATGGCGTAGATTAGGACGACATAGGAATCTTACAATCAAAGTACAAACAAGAAGTAGCACTGCCATAAATATAATCGCAGCCTATGCGGAGTTATCCTAATGGCTATTATAAAAACTACACTTGACCCGCTTCCATCTAACATACAGATTGTAAACGATAATGGTTATCCAACTCCTGCTTTTGTATTCTATCTTCTAAAAATATTAAAGAGATCGGAAAATGATGTTCTTAATTTACAAGCTCTTTCAAAAGAAATAGACAATACGCAATTAGGAGCAGGGCTTAGTACTGATGGTTCATATAAAGCAGACTTAACAGCTCATTACATATCTTCATCTACATCATTATTTGTGGCAGATACTCTTTTGGATATGGGATTAAACTATTTACAAATTGAGGTCAATGCAATACAAGCAGGAGCAGGACTTGCAGCAAATGGTTCATATATAGCAGATTCAACAACTCATTATTTATCACTTGCTACATCATTAAAAAATGCTGATAATAAATTAGATGTTGAGTTGTTTAATCATGAAACATTATATACAGCGCATGGGAGTAATGGTAATATAGTAGGGTTCAATGATACTTCATCAGAAACTTTATATGGTCTTGTAAAGAGGTGTGCATTAATATCCAATGTGGCAATGGCAACAACAGTAATAACTACCGCTGATATTGCTGCAGCGCCATCAGCATATGACCAAACATACACCAATACAATGGCATCTTTAATTAATGAGAATAAAGCAAAATTGAATAGTATAGTAACAGATTTAGGAAATGTTGTAACAACGATAAATAATATTTTAGCAAAAATGAAAATAGCCAATCAAATGACTACTTAATTATGCTTATATGATATAATATAAATATGAAAAACTTTGAACTATTATTATCATCAGGTAAAGATATTATTAATAATATCATAGGTATGTCAGATGCAGACCTTGGAGTTCTTGCTGAATACGTGAATGATGTTTTTGATGATGCAGGTGTTCAAACAAACCACTATTTTCATGCAGGTATTTATATGCGCGAGATGGTAGTTCCTGCTAATTGCTTTGTAATAGGTCAAGCCCACACGAATGGTGACTTTATCAATATTCTTACACAAGGTTCTGCTATTCTTAGAAATGAAACTGGTGAAGTAATTGAAGTTATAGCCCCATATATTTCAAATGCAAAAAATGGGAATAGAAAGGCTGCTTATTTTACAAGTGATTCAAAATGGGTAAATATCCATAGCACTGATAAAACTACTATTGAAGAAGTAGAAAAAGAGATATTAGTTCCAGAAAGTCCTGTTTTTAAAACACGATATGAATATATAAAAGCTATACATAACTTAGGATTTAATCATAAGCAAGTTAAGATTATGAGTGAACAATATCAAGATTTAATTGGTATTGATATGTCGTTATTCGGGGTAGGATTAAAATACTCTCCTATCGATGGAATTGGATTATTTGCTATGAAATATTTTAAACAAGGTGATATTGTATGCCCATCTCATATTTGTGACTTTCGAACTGCAGCAGGAAGATATACAAATCATAGTGACTTTTCAAACGTTGAATGTAAACAACTAGATGAAAAAAGTATTCATTATATTGCTATAAAAGAAATAGTGATTGGTGATGAAATTTTAGTTGATTATCGGAAATATTATAAAATATTACTAGAAATGGAGAAATAAAATGGCAGGTTGGATAGCAGGAGCAGTAGTAGGTAGCGCATTAGTAGGAGCATATTCAGCGCATAAATCAGCTGGGGCACAAGCAGAAGCAGCTAATAATGCAGCACAAGCACAGTCAGCATCATCAGATCAAAGCTTGGCATTACAGGAGAAATTATTTAATAAGCAAGTAGATTTAAATCAACCTTGGCAAGATCAAGGGCTTGCATCATTAAAAAAATATGCTAATAATCCTGCTTTTAAATTCTCATATAATGATATGACAGCAGATCCAGGGTATCAATTTCGTACACAACAAGGAGTTGATGCTTTAGATATGAGTGCAGCATCAAGAGGGAAACTTTTATCAGGAGCGCAAGATAAAGCATTAACGCAATATGGACAAGGTCAAGCTTCAAATGAGTATCAAAATGCCTATGCTAGATCTCTTCAAGACTATAATACAAACCAAAATACACAACTAAATATTGCAAATATCGGGAGAGGGGCAGCAGGTCAAACGCAAGATGCTATGCAAAACTACTCTACAGGTGCAGGTAATACTATGATGGCACAAGGTAACGCTTTGGCACAAGGATATATTGGAGCAGGGAATGCCTATGCACAAGGTATGCAAGGGGTAGGTCAATCAGTTAATCAAGGTGTTGGAAATTATATGTTATATAATATGTATAAGGGGAAATAATGGAAGTAGCAAATCAATATGGTATAGATATGGGTAATATTCTTTCCACTGTATCAGCACTAAAAACAGCAGATCAAAATAGAGAGATAAATACTCTAAAACAAGATGCACTAAAACGTGAAGCTACGAAGCAAATTTCTAGCGATAAAGCAGACCAGAATTATTTAGCAGATCCAAAAACAGCTGTAGCTACGTCTATAGCACAAAAGCTTGGTTGGGATAATTTAGATAACGAGGAACGAACAAAAGCAGCAGCAGCTGTACAAGAACGTATTAACCAACATGGTATTGGTATTAATAACATCATGCAAATTAAAGACCCTACGCAACAAACTACAGCACTACAGGATTATGTATCAAAACTAACCCTACAAGAGCAGCAACAATACACAATGAAATATGGTAATACACCAGAACAATGGATGCAAAATTTACCTAATACTATGAATGATTTACTCGTAGCACATGGTGGGATAGCACAATTACAAGCCGAACAAACTGCTAAAACAAAACAAGAAAATGTTATGGCAGTAGAAAAATTTAAAGGAGATACACAAACAAATATACAAGGAATGAAGGACACAAATTCCTTAGCAGTACAAGATAAGAAGGGAACAACTGATGTAGCAGTACAAGGCATGAAGGGAACAAATGCTATTAAAGTACAAAACTTAAAAGGAGTTACAGATGAAACTGAGGGGCAACGTAATGTTGCAGCAGTAATGAGTGCTAACCCTGGTATGACTGCTAATCAAGCACGGTTAGCAATAATGCAACAAACTAGAACTACAAATGTACTTGATCCTATTTATGGAAATAAGACAATCACATCAAGTAAAACTCCGATTCCTACTAATACACTAAAATCTCCTCAACCAATGGTTCAACAAAAGCTAACTAAAGCTCAAGTAATCGATATGGCTAAACAAAAAGGCAAAGACCCACAAGCAGCACTAAAAGCATTCGGATACTAAGGAGATAATATGGCTGATATTTGGGATAAAATACCTAACGCAACAAGTAGTGATCCATGGGATAAGATACCTGATGCAAAAACATCTAAAAATATTTGGGATAATATACCTGATGCCCCTAAAAATAAGATAGATTTTAGCGGTATTAATTTGTCCAAAAAACCAGAATATACACTTCCTCCTGAATATATGAATGCTGATAGTGCAACATCTAACCCAATACATCCACATAGACCAGAAACAAAAAATGAAAGACTTGATAGGATAACAAGCGATTCACCTATTGTAAATGAAGATGATTTGTTTATACCAGGATTCGGTATTGTTCCAAGAGGTATGAAAGAATTAACTTATTCAGGGGATGCGCTTAAAATTTCTAAAACAGAACCAGTAAGTAACAAATCATTTACTGATATTATTGCAGATAATATGGCTAAACCAGAAAATCCAGTTGGTGAAGATACGATTACTAAACAAGCACAACCTAAAACAGATCTTGCTGCTATTAATGCACAGCATGAACAGAAGCAAATACAGCTTAAAAAACCAATATTAAATACTATCAACGAAAAACTTATAGAAATGGGTGAAAAACCACTTATCGATCCTGCAAAAGTAGTAGCACCTGAAATTTCAGCAAGTGAAGATACGATTCCAAAAACAGAGCAACAACAGGAAAGCACTCTTAAAATTATTGCACCTGAACAATCCGTTATCCCTATTAGAAAGCCATTATCTGCACAAGCACAAGCAGTAAAAGATGCAAGTGAAATTCCAGTTGGTGGAAGCGAAGATGCAACAGCGCAAGCTGTGAAACAAGCCTTTATTAAACAACAGGATTCACAATATAAGAACCTATCTAAAACAGATCTTGCTGCTATTAATGCACAGCATGAACAGCAAATGCAGTTTGGAGAAGTAAAAGACGGAGAGCCATTAGATGATTTTGGGCAACCTCTATTTAGTAAGGATAATAATAGAGATTTGATTATTACTCATAATCTTACAGAAGATAACCTACTACATGCGAAGAAGATGGGGGGTATACCAGTTCCATCACTTGCAATAACAAAGCATACAGAACCTCTAACTGAGTTTGGAGATATTACTATGATTGGGTCAAAAGAAATGGCAGACCCAAAAGCATATGCAAAAACAAAAGTATTTGGGTCAGATATATATAGCCCTCGTTACCCTAGAGTAGATACAGTATATAATAAAAGTAAAGAGGACATACTACTAAAAGAACTTGATAGCTATAAAGATATTACTAGCAGAAAAACTTATGACATAAATAATCTACGTACAAGCCCCAATATGGAATATAAATTCTTAAAAGAAAAAGGGTTATCTGATAAAGTAAATGTTAATCCAGAAATGTCATTATATGATAAAACAACTGCTACACATAAAGTTTTAGAAGCAAATGGTCTTATACCTGAATATAATAAGTATGTAAAAAATACATTATCAGATATGACAGATAAAGAACAAATTTTTAAAGGGGTTTCTCCAACTAGCGGTAAAAGGTTATATTTATCACATAATCTTGAAAATGTTGTAAAGATACTTAAGAAAGATCTACGAGGTGGTGAAGGATTTAATTATGGGCTTGGAAGTATACGATCACAATATGCACCACAGTTTAAAAGCGTAAAAGAGATTAAAGAAGCAAAAGGAAGGTTATTATCAAGCGATGATTTTAATAAAATCAAAGAAGAAGTAGATAATGAATACTCAAAATTAAAAGAGAACCTATATCCACATACATCATATACAGACAAATCATCAACAGTGGATGCACTATTATCAGAAATACCAAAAATAGGAATTAATAGAGCACTAAAAGAATATGGGTTTAAAGATGTACCGGATAGTATAGTAAAATCACTATCTGAATTTATAGGTAAACTTCGCGATATGCCAACTGAATATTTTGAAGCTAAAATAATGCGTACAGTTTCTCCAGCTGAATTTAAAACAGCGGTAATACCTGATAATTTAGGAGCAGAGGCGCACGCATATTTAGATCAAAATGGTTTAAAAAAAGTTGTGTATAAAGCAGGAGATAGTGCTGATAGAAAGAGAGCTATAGCAGAAGCATCGCAAACTTATAAAGATGATGTAATGTTTTCAAAGAAATATCAACAAGGTACAACAACCATCGAAGATATCCACCAACAAGCAAAAAAACTTCTTGGTAAACAGTACGATAAACTAAAAAGCGATATCAATATCGTTCAATCTTACAAAGATCTTCCAAAAGATTTAAGAGATAGAGGAGAGAAATTTTCATCCGGTGGTGAAGTTCGTGGAGTATTCGATCCTAAAGATGGAAAGGTTCACTTAGTAGCTGATACTATGAGTAAAGAAGAGGTCAATGGAATACTTGTTCATGAACTATTACACAAAGAAATAGCGTCAGGTGCTAAAGTTTTAGGAGAGTCACACGATACTATTGTATTACGACTTAAGCAACTAAAAGATGAAAAGCTAGTGCAAGAAGCAACACAGGCTGCAAAGAAAGCAGGAACTAGTCCAAAGTACATGGACGAAGAAATCATGGCATATCTTGTTGAAAAGTATCAACTTGGGATAGAAATGTCACCTAAACTTAAAAATCTTGTAACTAATATTATTGATAAAATAAAAGTGTTCATTGCAAAAACAGCAGTAAAACTTGGTGTCTCTTCAAAATGGCTTATCTCAAAGATGAATGAAAAAGATATTGCAGCATTACTTAAATCTTCAGCTATTAAACAGAGCGAGAAGATATCGGGTGAGGGCGAGAGTATGTTCTCAAAAATACAAAGCCGATTACAAGAATGGCACAAAAATTCTCACCCATTAACCAAGAATGAAGATGGTACACCTAAAGTGTTTTATCATGGGACATATGCAAATTTCAGCGAATTTAAAAAGTCATCAGATTTAGGTTTTCACATTGGAACAGCGGAACAATCAGATAAAATTATAAAATATAAAGGTAGTAATTTTAACAATGGATACGGGCACCCATCAGGGCAAAACATAATGCCTATAAATGTTAATTTAAAAAACCCACTTATTTTAAAAGATGATCCATTTTTAGGAATACCATCAAGTGAAAGTTATCCAACTGACATTGCATATCAACTATCTAATCTATTGCATAAGGATCATAAACAGCTTTCAATGAAAATTGGTAATGCTACATCATTTAAAGAGATCAAGAGTATTTTAAAAGATGCAGGGTATGATGGAATAGTATATACAAATAAATATGAAGGAGAAGGTAATTCAATAGTAGCCTTTGAATCAAGCCAAATAAAATCAATCCATAATCGTGGTACATTCGATGAAAAAGATTCAAATATTCTATTCTCAAAAAAAGATAAAATTACAGCATCAGTTGATAAAGCAACTGAAATACTTCAAGATTATTGGAAGCCAGTAGAAAAATATCTTGACTCTTCAGATCTTGGTAAAGAAGTAAATGATGCACGTAAAGCAATCTATGGGCGAACTGGGGAACGTATTGCAAAAGTACGCGATATTCAACAATCAATTGTAAATGATATTACACGCCATGCTAAAAGTACAGGCGAACCAGTTGAGGATTTACGAAAGGATCTTAACTCTTTTCTTATCGCACAACACGCTCCTGAAAGAAACGCAGCAATAAGAGATGGAGCAGCAGGAATCGGAACAGATGAGGCTATAAAATCATTAGAAGATCTTAAAGCGTTAAACCCTACTAAATATAAAGTTTTAGAAGCTTGGGCTAATAAAGTTAGATCACTAAATGAGCAGACCTTAGATATTCTAAAAGATGGGCAAGTGATTACTCCTGAGTTATACGATACTCTCAGAGCTAAATATAAAATGCACGTACCATTACAACGTATTATGCCAGAAGAGAAAGATACTATTGATGGGATTACAGGTGGTAAAGGTTTCAGTATAAAATCATCAGGTATTAAAGTTGCAAAAGGTAGTGATCTTGAAGTATCAGATATTATCGGAAATGTATCAGCAAATGTACAAGAGGCAGTCATTAGAGTTGAAAAAAATAGAGTCGGATTAAAAATGTATGATATGTTCAAAGCTCAACCAGAGTTAGGAGAAGCAAGAGGACTTAAAATGGTAGGCAAAGATTTTAAAGATATGCCAATTATGGAAACTCCCACAGATAATATGATCGTATTATTCAAAGATGGAAAGAAAAAAGTAATCGTTCCTAATGATCCTATTATTGCAAAAGTATATAACGCATTAAACGTGGAAGAGAAAGGGTTAATAGCTCAGTTTATCTCACCAATTACAAGAACTATTGCAGGACTATATACACGTCTTAACCCTGAATTTGCATTTTCAAATGTAATCCGTGACATACAAGAATCTCTTGTTTACAATTCGGCAGAAATGAGTGGTAAAGATGCAATAGGAGCACTTGGAAATCAACATTGGGCTATGAAAGGAGTAACCGATCATATCTTTGGAAGAGATACGGAAGCATCAAGACTTTATGAACAGATGAAGTTAGACGGTGGAACTACAGGGGGAGTAACACTTGCGAATAAAAGCAAGATTACTGAGGATGTAGATCATATGTTCAAGGTAGCTAAATCTAAACCATTACAAGCATGGGAAGGTGTGTTTAAATCAATAGATAACTTCAACTCAGTATTTGAAGATGGTACACGACTTGCAGCATATAAGCAAGCTTTAGATGCAGGGCTTACAAGGGATAGAGCAGCAATTATTAGTAAAGAAACTACAATTGATTTTAACCGTAAAGGAACTGCTACACCTTGGGTTAATGGAATTTATATGTTTTCAAATGCTTCAATTCAGGGATCGTATAAAATGCTAAAAGCATTCAAAAATCCTAAAATATTAGCAGGAACAGTTGGCACACTTACAGCAATTTCGGTAGCCGTAGACTCGCATAATGACAGTGTTGATCCTGATTGGAGAGATAAGGTTAATGATTTTGAGCGCACAAGTAATTATGTTATTTTACTTGATAGTAAAGATGGTAATCTAAGACGTATTGATATTCCTATTGGTTGGGGATTTAAGCCAATTAAAACAATGATTGAATCTATACGTGATATATCAGTAGGTAAATCTGTAGGTAATCCAGTTACTAGAGTTTTAGGTGCTATTGCATCAGGATATAATCCTCTTGGTGGAAATGATTGGGTATCAAATCTTACTCCAACAGTTGCGGATGTTGCATTAGATATCAATCGTAATAAAAATTGGAAGGGGCAAATAATTAGCCCTAAAGGAATGGATCTTGCAAAACCTTCTGAGAAGTATTTTCCAACTACACCGGAAACACTTGGTGGAAGATTAGCTATTAAACTTGTAGATGGTACACAAAAAATTGGGCTTGATTTAACGCCCGAAGATATGAAGTATATTGTATCATCGTATGGTGGAGGACCCTTAAATTTTTCAACAGGGATATTTAATATGCTTGAATCAGCATCAACAGGAAAAGATATTGATCCAAAAGATGCTGTAATGGCTCGAAGGTTTTATAAAGTAACTGATCCTACTAGATTAGAAGGATATGAGGGCAAACAGTCTATTAAAAAGATGGTTGATAAAGTACAGGGAGCGGAAACAACTGCTGAACGTATAAAAATAATTCAAGAAGAATTACCAAAAATACCTGAACAAGATAGAAAAAATGCAGTAAACGCATTGAAATATGGTGGCTTACTTCCAAGTAGACAAGGGATAATTAAACAGCGTGAGAAAGCACAATGGGGAGATAATATTCTTAATCCATTTCAAAGTGTATTAAATAAGAAAAAATAGTTGTATAATTCATATCATTAAATATTAAAAGGAGTAATTGTGGTAGGACAAATGATTACAGATGGGAATTTCCAAGGAATTGGTAACGATGGTCTAGTTGTTCCTTATGGAAAACTATACATAAAAGATCATGCAACTGGCAGAAATATAACTACATATCAGGACTCAAACCTAACAATTACTAATACTAGCCCCGTAATATTATCACCATCTGGTAAAGCAAAAGTATTCATACCTTATGGTGTAGTTGATATTACATTAAATGACCAGTTTGATACTACTATATGGGTTAATAACAATTTCGTGCTATCAGTTATGGATACACAAACAGCTTTAGATGCAGCATATAACACTTCTATAAATGCAACTAAAGCAGATAATAGTGCAATAGTAGCTACTACTCAAGCTAATGCTGCTATAACTGCATCTAACAGTTCACAAGTTTCTGCAATAATTACTAATGCTTATGCTAATATTAATTGGGCAGGATTTAGATACGTAGACGGTGAACTTCTAGTAGATTATTTTAATACAACAACATCAACTCCATCATTAGTAAATGGTGAGTTAATTTTAACATGGTAAAGGATTAATATGGCAACAGCAAATTTAGGAAGAGTAGGTATCGTCAATAAAGGTACTTATGTGGGGAGTACAACAGTATACAAACTTAACGATGTAGTAAAGTATTT